AACAGGCGATTCAAATGCTTAAACTAAAAGATTTATTAACTGAATGGAACGATACTTCATTCAGAGATTTACCAAAAAGGTGGTCTAAACCTTACATGAAAGAATGGTCGCCAGAAGATGGTCTTACAGAATTTGAAAGAATGGGTGGAAATGATGTAGAGTTGGGAAAAGTTTATACTGATATTGATAGACCACCTTTTAAAATTGACGAAAAAATGAGTGATGAAAAACGCTCATTTTTAATGCTACGAATCTATGGTGATAGTTGGAAAGTCAATATGGGAAAGGTTTTTTCAGGAATCAATAAAGGTAAGCCCGCCTTAATTAAAAAAGGATTAAAAGAAATTAAAATTCTTAATAAAAAAATTGAAGAAATGATAGAAGATTTAATTTAATTTTCCACTTTTCTTTTACTATTTTCTTTTCTTGATATTTATTACTATGAGAAAACGCCATTGGAATGATAGAAAAAATAGAAAATGCCCCGATTGTAGTAAAATTATTTATTACACTCGAAAAGATACTTTTGATCGTGCAGTAGGAAACAATGCTGTGTGTAAGTCTTGTGCTCAATCGGATAGAAAACTTACTATGGATACCATCGAAAAGATGAAGAAACCAAAGAGTAAAGTACACAAGAAAAACATTTCACAAGGAATGACTTTGTATTGGGAAGAAAGAAAACAACAAGAAGCATTAAAATATAGGGAATTTGAATGGCTCAGTTAAAGTTAAAACAATTAGATAGTGTCCTAACTGGTTCATTACAAATTTCTGGTAGTGCAGGTGTTACGGGTTCTTTAGGTCTTTCTGGTGATATTCTATTAGATGAAGATCAAAGAATATACTTTGAGGCAGACAAACAAACTTGGATGGAAGCCAATGGTGCAAATTTAGTCAGAATAGTTACTAATAATAGTCAAATGTTACTATTAGACCACCAGACTGGTAATAGGGCAGTATTTGGTAATGGAACTAAAGTTTTTATAGGTGATAATAATAATGCACTTCCAACAAAAGAATTAGAAGTTGTTGGTGATGTAAGTGCAAGTGGACACATAAGTGGTTCTGCTATTTATTCAACAGGTCCCATCACACTTGAAGATTCGGGACCTTCTACACCTAATGCTAAGATTGTAGTTAAGTCATCCAATAACAAGTTGAATATCGGTGATACTATTGTAGTAACTGATAGTAATAATAGAGTCGGAATGGGAGATTCGGCACCATCATCACCTGATACAGAATTACATATAAAATCTGATACTCCAGTATTTACCTTACAAAGAACAGCAAATACTCAAAAAGGTGCTATTGATTTTCAAGGTCAAGGTGGTTCAGTTGGTGCATCAATTGAGTTCGTTGCCGATACCAATGATTTATCTTTTCAAACATTTGATGGTAGTGGAATGCATGAAAAGATGAGAATTCAAGATGGTGCAAGTGGTTTAATAAAAGTTTCAGGTAGTACACATATCACAGGATCGTTATTTGTATCGAGTGAGGTACATGGTGATGGTTCTAATCTAACAGGAATCACAAGTGGTATATTTCAACAAACTGGTTCAAGTCAAAACACAACTAACGATTTACAGATAACTGGTTCTTTGCTCGCATCAGGAGCTGTTACGGCAAGTCATAATGTGGAAGTTGGTGGGGATTTACTTGTTACAGAATACATCAGACATAAAGGTGATGTAAATACAAACATCAGATTTACTGATAATAGGATAAGATTTGATGCTGGTGGTATGACTTTCATGGGATTGCACGATGATGATGACGCACCTTTTACTGCTACAATTAATCCAGGTTCGAATAAAATTAACTTTAAGGTCATGGATGAAAATAATGACCTTCTTCTGAAAACTAACTCTGAAACATTCAAAGTTGAACTATATCACGCAGGTAATGAAAAACTAACAACAGAAGCAGGTGGTATTAATGTAACAGGTCATGTAACCGCTAGTGGAAACATAAGTTCAAGTGCAAACATCACGGGTTCAGATATTTACGCATCAGGCAAACTTTATGGTGATGGTAGTGAATTAAGTGGTATCTCAAGTGGTATTTTTCAAACCACTGGCTCTTCACGAAACACCACAAATGATTTACAAATTACTGGTTCTTTATTTGTTAATACTGCCCTAACATCATCTACTGCAATAAAAACAAATAATATTCAAAATGGATATCCTACATCTAATAATTGGGGGGAGAGTTTAGAGGGAAGTTATTTTAATAATTTTACTAATGAAACTCATGTGAGTGAAATTTTAAGATTTATAGCAGGTGCCATGAGTCATTCATTGGATGTATCTGATGCCGCACCTAACACAAAAATATTCGGTAGTGTATCTACAACCCACACGGAAGGTTCCACCACAAGTAAGAGTTCGTTACTCAATGGTGTTTTGGGTTCTACTTATGAAAACGCCAGACTATCCGCAGCTTGGACATCATCTGCATTTATAGATATGAGTGAAACTGCGTCTTACAAAGAAGCATTAGATTATTTGGAACTAAAAGGTTGGGTACAATCGAGTGATAGGGGAACAAGTGATGACGATGTGGGAACGAATCCATTTCATGGTTCATATGCTTCAAGAATACCATCCACAATACAAACACAGGCGACTCTTGGAACAAATAGTTTTGTCGTATCGGCAAATGCTAGTGGAACCACAGCTGTAAGTAGTAACTCTAATTATTTCGGTTTAGGTGGATTGACAAGTGGGGGAGCAACTGCATACAATGTAAGAATAGTGGCATCACAATCTTTTAGTGATAATTATAGTGATACAACACCTGACCAAGACTCTACATTCACCACTTCATCTTTTGTGAACTATACACAAGATTCATTTGGAACATCGGGTGATGGTTTAATATTAAGTAAGATAGTAACATCACAACCAGCAGTTATTCCATCTGCATATCAAGATGGTGATTTCAATAGTGTGAGTGGAGATTTAAGTGGTAGAAAATATACTGGCGGAGCAACAAGTGCAACCAGCATATCTGCAAGTGGATATTACGCAACACACGATATAAAAGTCGGTTTAAAAAGTGGTTCTCAATCTGATTTTGTCTTCAATAACGGAACGGATAGTAATACAAGATTTTATCTATATATTGGTGGTGTAACAACCGATATAACGAATAGTCAGCCAACTGTGGTAGTAAGTTCAGCACTTAATAGAACTGGATTTTCAGCAACATCAAGAAGTTTGAGTGGAGCACCTTATTTATTAACCACGACATATAACTTTACATTTAACTCAGAGGTTTCTAAATCTTTTGACCCTGCTCACGGATATCGAACAAATATTTTAGTAAATAGTAACCCAACCGATACTTGGGACAATATTGGTTCAACAAGTTTAACAAATACAACCACAACAGTAAACAATAGTGGAGTAAGTTCTACTGGAGCGACGAACTATGTTTGGGACCTTACCAAGGCAGTGAAAAGAACAAGTGGAGAAGAACCACATATTTCTGATATAGCAGTGGCTAGTTCATCATTTAGTTTTTCATTAGATAGTAATAGTGAAAACATTGACCAAAATAGGTCAAGTGACGAATCACAAAATTATAACTTAATATTCAGAGCAACTGGTTACAATTGGAAAGGAACGAGTGTAACTTCAAACTCATCAACGATTTCATTTTATGATGCAACATTATTTGGTCAAGATTCAACAAGTGGCAGTATGGCAGTTTATAGTAGAGCACAAGGGTATGACACCAACACACTCCAAGATACCACAGAGACATTTGTTGGTGAGGATTTTAGAATAGTATTGGCAGACAATGTTCAAGCATTTAATGGAGCTTATTTTACCACAGATTCTTTCCAAACAAATGATGAGGGTGATGATACTTTAGGTAGAAATGATTTACAAGTAAAACCAAGTTATTTGGTTGACCCAACTGGTAGTTATGGATATTGGTTCACAAATAATTCTCTACAAGAGAGTAACGCAGGATATAGATATTATATAAGAAGATTTCAAACTGATGGTGGAACAAAAACAAGTATGACGGTTAATTTAAGTAGTAAAACATTAGTAGCTTGGAACTCGACAAGTGATGGTATAGCATGTGCTATATTATTCGAGAGTTCAGGAAATGGAAGTGGTAATAATAGTTCATTATCAACTGCAAGAATATATGACCCAACGGCAACAACAAGTAACTTGATTGAGGCTGATATATCTCAGGATCATTTTAAAAATCCATTTTCTACTGCAATAAGTTTATATGGAAATACTGGTGGTAGTATTTCAAGTGGAACATACACCATACCGATAAGAAACGCAGATGGAATGTTTTTAGATTCAAATGATAACGAACTTTATGTAATAGTTAGATATAAGGGTAACCCAGCACCAATATCTCAAATAACATTGAGTTACAGTTAGGAGTAAGAGATGGCATCTTTAGATAAAGAAAAAAAATCGAATAGATTACTCCAATCGAGGAGATACACACATGATACATTAAATGCATCACAAGAGGCATTTACAGAAGTATTAGATTTAGGTTCTTCCGAGATTTACACTCAGGCTGGAAAAATACCATCAAGTGGTTTACCATTTAGTGGTAGTTCACAAATAGGTTCATTCTATCAAGTCAATGATGAAAACATCATGAAATATTGGTATCGACAAAAACTTACAAAATCCAATCTAAATAATGAAGCGTGGTTTTTTCTAAGTCCTACAGGAAGTAATAGTGGTATTGGAGCTCAGTTGATTGATTCTAATCAACAGACAAGTTTCATATCACCAAAGTATTCTGTCGCATCATTAGCCACATCAACCACCGAAGATTCCACACCAGGATATTTGGCAGTATTATACAAATCGTCTGCTGTAAGTCATAGTTTACAAACAGGTTCTTTGGGTGGTGGTGATATCGTTTCAACTAATGATTACACATTTGACTACAAAACTGGAGTAGTTCAGTTTACGGATTCTTCAGTAGACCCAACCGATAGTCAATATGTATATATGACGGTTTATCAATATGTAGGAAAGACATTAGCAACAGGACTTGAACTCACGGGCGATGTTAGTAGTTCAGTAACCTCAACTGGTTCGTTTGGTAGGGTTGAGGTATCTGCCAATACTTTATCGATAGGTGGAACCGAGATAGGACAAACAGTTGCCGATAACATAACAAACTTAGACCAACAATTAGAAAGTACATCCACACCTACTTTTGCAGGAGTGAACCTCAATGGAGATTCAAGTATAACTGGTAGTTTGGTTATAACTGGTAATCTAACTGCCCAACAATATATTGTAAGTTCGAGTGTAACTTATATGACACGAAGTTTTTCAAGTGGTTCAACTCAATTTGGAGATGATAAGACTGATATACATGAGTTTACTGGTAGTATACATCTCTCAGGTTCATTGGATGCAGCATCATTTAGATATGGTGATACAAGTTGGAAAGAGTTTGATGGGACAAATCAACTAACTGGTTCAAATTGGACAATAAAATCCACAAAGGGAAGTGGTGATTTATTTCAAGTGGTCAATGATAGTGATAATTTAATATTTAAAGCAACTCAGGATAAACTATTAGTTTTTGGTACGGTTGAAGGTGCCGCACCAACTGCAGTTGCAGGTGGAATGTACTATAGTGGTTCGGATGAATGGTTTTTAGGGTATGAAAACTCACCGACCTAATATTTATAAGAGACAAAACATACACATTTTTGTGTAAAATAAGGAGAATAGAATGGCAACATGGAGAAAGGTGATAGTAAGTGGTTCGGCTGCGGAACTAGCTTCACTAACCTTAGATACTGCACTACCCGTAGCACAAGGGGGTATTGGAGCAACATCATTAACAGATAAAGCAGTTCTGATTTCACAAGATACTGGAACAGATGCAATTGGAGCATTGGCACTAACTGGAAATGGTGAAATCATAGTTGGTGGAACCAACGGCCCAGCAGTTGAAGCGGCAGCAGATGTCGCAGGTGATGGTTTAGACGCCGCAGTTGGTGATGGACAATTAGCTATTAATGTAGCCGCAGCACAAACAACTATAACCTCAGTATTAGCAACAGATGTTAAGATAGGTGAGGATGACCAAACAAAGGTAGATTTCGAAACTCCTGACGAAATTCATTTTTACGCAGACAACACTCAACGGGCAAGTATTGACGCTGACGGATTAAATGTTAGTGGTAGTATATTGACAAATAGTCACATAAGTAGTAGTGGAATGATAACTGGTTCTGATGTATTTGCAAGTGGTGGAATCTATGGAACACTTGGAACAGCAGCACAAGGAAATGTTACAAGTCTTGGAACTTTAACTACACTCACGGTAGATAATGTAATAATTAATGGAACAACCATTGGTCACACAGATGACGGAGATTTATTAACATTTGCAGATGGTGAATTAACAGCAGCTGGTAATATTACTGCAACTGGTTATGTTAGTGGTTCAGTTGTAAGTGGTAGTGTTTTACTAAATGATGACCAAGCAAATACAAAATTAAGTGGTTCTTTTACCGGGTCATTTTTCGGAGATGGTAGTGAGTTAACAGGTGTATCAGCTACCTCACTTAACATCGACTTGTTTGGAACTGATCACACATCCGCCACACTTGCAACAAGTGATTTAATACTTGTAAGTGATGGTGGAGACGATGGTAGAGCAAACATTGGTGATTTAGCCACACCATTAGCAGGTACTGGTTTAGAAGCTAGCTCTGATACAATTAGATTAGTGGCAGCAAATACCACAAATACTTCTATTTTAAACTCAAGTTTTAGTAAGATTGGAACTGCGACAGATGAAGAGTATATTAAATTCGATACCTCTAATGAAGTTAATGTTCACATTAATGATACAGAAAGGTTAAGTGTAACCGCAACTGGAATCGATGTAACAGGAAATGCTGTTATAAGTGGTGACCTTACGGTTCAAGGAGATACCACAACACTTTCAACTACTAATTTAGCAGTTGGTGACGCTTTTATATTTTCAGCAACTGGATCAGAAGGTTCAAATGTTGATGGTGGATTAGTCGTACAGAGTGGTTCAGTTGCAGAAACTGGTTCAGCACTATATCATGATATTAACTCAGAAAGATGGTCGGTTGCTAAAAGTGTGGGTTCGAGTCAAGCCGCAGTCACACCTTTACAATCTGTCGTTACTGGTGATTTTACTAAACAATCAGCTCCAGACACAACATCAGGATCATACGGAGTTGGTGAAATGTGGGTTGACGATAGTGATAATATTTACATAAGAACAACATAATATAAAGGATAAGGTTACAAATGGCACTTATAACTAAGGGCAAAAAAATGATTGTCGAGGAAGAGGTAGTACAACTTGACAAACAAGAAATAGAGTTTCTTTTAAATATAATAGAAAACTCGATGATACCAGGTAAGTACATTAATCTTGGTAATGTTGTGATTCAAAAACTTCGAAATCAGTTCGAAGCTTTTGATAGAACAAAAGGTGAATTTAAAAGTGCACTAAGTAATTACCAAAAGAAAGGAAAACCATCCAACTCTGAGCCTCAGGTACTACACAAAAAAAGTGGTGAGGTTTGGATTGAGGAAAAATAACTTTATTGGCCCGATGTTTGGCGACATTGGGAAGTGGGCCGAAAGGTAACCAACCATAAGGAGATAAATTAAATGCCAAGTTGGAAAAAACTGATAACATCGGGCAGTTCCGCCCATCTCAACCAAGTAACAGCAAGTAGTGGCATACAACTAGCAGATGATGCTGTTCTGAATATTGGTGATGGAAATGATTTACAACTATATCACGATGGTAGTAATAGTTACATAAAAGACAACGGATCTGGTAATATATTTGTCAGAGGTGGAACTCAAACATTCCAAAATGCCGCTGGTTCAAAAACCATGATGACACTAAACGCGGCAAACTCCGTTGATTTAAGTTTCAATAACAATACAAAATTTCAAACCACGAATACTGGTGTATCTGTAACTGGTAATGTAGTAGGAACGGGTAATATAAGTGGTTCATCCGTATCCTCAAGTGGTGATATATTGGCAGATGGAGATGTAGTAGCATATAATTCATCTGATGAAAGACTTAAAGACAATATAGAAGTTATAAAAGGTTCTTTAGATAAAATAGGTGAGATTAGGGGTGTGGAGTTTGATTGGAATGAGAAATCACCTGGTTGGGCACGAGAAAGAGGACATGATGTTGGTGTTGTAGCCCAAGAAGTTCAGAAAGTTATTCCTGAAATAGTAGTAGAGAGAAAAAATGGTTATTTAGGAGTGGATTACAAACGAATCGTTCCTTTATTAATAGAATCTGTCAAGGATTTGAAAAAACAAGTAGAAAATTTAAACGAAGAAGTAAAAGAGCTGAAAAATAAGTAAGTTTCACTTTTTTTACATATATATATTAACAATAACTATAACATAGGAGAAATAAGTTATGGCAGTTACAGAAGAATCAAAACTAGCTCAAAAAGTTGAAGAATCTTCGCCAACCGTAGAAACAAAGTTTACGGATGAAGAACTAAAATCTTTAAGTGATTTACAACAAGGATATCAACAGAAACAATCACAGTTTGGTCAGTTAAAGGTACAGAGAATCTTACTAACTCAGCAGTTAGAAAATCTTGATGAAACAGAGTTACAATTAGAGACTCAGTATTCAGAACTACAAAAATCTGAACAGGCTTTAGTAAAGACATTGAATGACAAGTATGGACAAGGTACTCTTAATCCTGAAACAGGTGTTTTTACTCCAACCGAAGGTAATACTTAAAATAAAACTTCTCAAATTAATCGTTTGGGATTTTTGTGCTATATTTATATTTAAATATTTGTAGTCATAACGACTATCAAAATGTTATTTACTTTATAAACAACTAAATTGGGAGAAAACAAATGGCAGAAAGAATCGTAAGTCCTGGTGTATTTACACGAGAACGAGACCTTTCTTTTCTTCCTCAAGGAATTGCTGACATAGGAGCAGCGATTGTAGGACCTACAGTTAAAGGCCCCGCTTTCGTACCTACTATGATTAGTAACTTCTCTGAGTTTGAAGAGATGTTTGGTTCAACAAAGGACACGATGTATACACCTTACGCCGTAGAGCAGTATTTACGGAGTGCAGGAACAGTAACGATTGTAAGAGTCTTGAACACTGGTGGATACTCGGCTGATTTCGTCCAACTTCGATTAACTGGTAGTATTCAAAGTGGTTCAGGTACAGGAATAGCCGCTCGTACATTAGCAGTTATAGCACCATCTCGTGGTGGTAGTAATGGTTCAGTAAGAATCAACAATTGTAGTACGACACCAAATCCGACACTACATGGTGGTGATTACGCATCATTTACACTAACCGTAAGTGGTAGTGATATGGGAGCGAAAAGTGTTTCAACTTTTTCAGCAACCGTATCATTTAACACTTCAAGTGCTAATTATGTTTCAGAAGTATTTAGTAGTGACCCACAAGTCCAAAAATCTGGTCTTTCAACCGTACCAGCTTATTTGTATAAAAACTTTAAGTTTGCCGCAAGTAATCTAACAACGGCTACAGACAGAGATGGGATGGGGTATACAGATCTACTTAATACAACTGCATCATTAGAAAGTGGTTCATACGGAGTTGACGGATTTTACAATCAATCATACGCTGAGGCAACATCGCCTTACATACAATCACAGCTAATCAACCAAGCAAGGTACAACTTATTTAGAATTAAAACTCGTTCAACTGGTACAGATGTAAACTACAAGTTGAAAGTTGGTGTTTTAAATATTAAGAAAGCTGGTACGGTTGCTGGTAGTGATTATGGTTCATTTTCAGTACAAGTCAGACAAACTGGTTTGGATGATAATGGATTAACAACAGATAATATCTTAGAACAATTTGACAATCTAAACTTTGACCCTAAGAGTACTAATTTCTTTGCTCGTAGGATTGGTGATAGATATGTTTCTATTGATGCAAATGGTAAGTTAACATATAATGGTGATTGGGACAATCGTTCTAAACATATTTATGTTGACCCAGCTACATATACGGATATTAAGAATGGTTCAATACCTAAAGCATTAGTTCCAATGGGACACGCCGCAATCAGTAATCCTGAAAAGGGTTCAACTGCGATTCCAGCATGGCCTTTTGTTACAAGTCAGTCAAATGCACAAGGATTATTTGATTCAAATATATTCTTTGGACACGACTATGGTAATACGGACGCACAACAATACTTATCTCCAATACCAAACAATGTGACCGCTGGTAATCATGTTACTATGAGTTTGGAAGATATTAATGGTAGTGCAGATGCTAGTGTAACGGGTGATACCTTTTCAGATGGTACTGAAAAAATAACATTGGCTTTATCTAATATTAAACAGAGAAAGTTCATTGTACCATTTCAAGGTGGGTTTGATGGAGATAATCCAGCTAATCCAAAGTTAACCGCAGCTGATATCTCAGCAACTAACACACAAGGATTCGACATCTCAAGTGCAACAGCCGCTGGAGCAGTAGCTTATAAGAAAGCTATTAACGCCGTTAGTAATCCTGATGAGTTTGATATTAATATGTTAGTAACACCTGGTGTGATTCACGGATTACATCCAAGTATTACAAACCACGCTATTCAGAAAGCTGAAGAACGAGGTGATACATTCTATATATTAGATAGTGTTAAGTATGGTGCATCAATAGCAACTGCAACAGCAGCAATCGAGGCACTCGATACAAATTACGCCGCTACTTATTATCCTTGGGTAAAAATCGTAGATAGGAATACAGCATTACCTGTATGGGTTCCACCATCAGTAGTATTGGCTGGAACTATCGCATTTACCGATAGGGTAGCTCACGAATGGTTCGCACCTGCTGGATTGAATCGTGGTGGATTGACAACCGTAACAGAAGCTCAGACTCGTTTGACACATGATGAACGAGATGAGTTGTACGAAGCAAGAGTCAACCCAATCGCTTCATTTCCTGGACAAGGTGTTTGTGTATGGGGACAAAAGACCTTACAAGGTCGTCCATCAGCACTTGACCGAGTCAATGTAAGAAGACTATTAATCAGATTGAAGAAGTTCATCGCATCATCTTCAAGGTTCTTAGTATTCGAACAAAACACATCCGCTACAAGAAACAGATTCCTAAACATTGTGAATCCTTTCTTGGAGTCAGTTCAAGCTAATAGTGGTTTATCCGCTTTTAGAGTTGTTATGGATGATACCAACAATACACCTGATGTCGTTGATAGAAATCAGTTGGTTGGACAGATATTCATACAACCTACAAGAACTGCAGAGTTCATTGTGTTGGACTTCGTTGTCTTACCAACAGGAGCTACTTTCCCAAGTTAATCTTAGGGAGTACAACTAATAGAAAACCCCATTTAATCGTGGGGTTTTTTATTGCTCGTAATATTTATATAAGAGAGAAAATGGATAAAACTTCAAAAAAACTTCTAAAATAGAGTTTTATAATGATTTGATGTTTTTTTCATTTAGGTGATATTTATATAAGAATAGAAGACATTCTTAATTTAGGAGAAATGAAATGCCAGACTTATTAGATCCGTCAGAAATAATGTTCACTCCGTTTGAACCAAAGACGAAGAACAGATACATCATGTACATTGAGGGTATCCCTTCTTATTTGATTAAAACAGCGAACAGACCGACAATCGCTTTTGAAACCATCGAACTCGACCACATCAATGTGAAGAGATATATAAAAGGTAAGGGAGCTTGGGAAGAATTAGAAATAACACTTTACGATCCTGTTGTTCCAAGTGGAGCTCAGGCAGTTATGGAATGGGTTAGATTATCACACGAATCAGTAACGGGTCGTGATGGATATTCAGACTTTTATAAAAAAGATGTAACTTTTAATGTGTTGGGACCAGTAGGGGACAAAGTAGAGGAATGGACTTTGAAAGGAACTTACATCTCTAACGCAACATTCGGTGATTTGGATTGGGCAAACGCAACAGATCCAGTTGATATCACCTTGACACTTAGATTCGATTACGCAATATTACAGTTCTAATATAGTCTAAGTACAAAAAACTTATAATAGGTCTGGCAACTTGTTATAGAACAAAAAGTGAGGTTTTAATCACAAACAAACTAATCAGTTTAATTAGGAGAATACAAAATGGCTGAAGAGAAACGCAAGTTTCCATCAGAGGTCGTTGATTTGCCTTCTAAGGGCTTATTGTATCCCAAGGATCATCCTTGTTCAGGTGGTACTATTGAGATAAAGTACATGACAGCCAAAGAAGAAGACATTTTGACCTCTCGTAATCTTATTCAAAAGGGAGTAGTTTTGGATAAGTTGATGGAAAGTGTTATTATCGATGATAAGGTAAAACTTGATGATTTACTATTGGGTGATAAAAATGCAATAATGATTGCAACAAGAATACTTGGATATGGTAAAGATTACACAGTTCAAGTTGAAGACCCAAATACAGGTGAGAAACAAGAAGAAACCTTTGACTTAACTCAAATCAACGACAAAGAACTTGATGAAAAGTTATTCAAAAGGGGTGAAAATGAATTCTCATTCGACTTACCTGCATCAAAGTCTAACATCACCTTCAAACTATTAACTCATAAAGATGAAAAAGACATAGAAGAAGAGTTGAAGGCATTAAAAAAGTTTCAGAAAGCAAGTGGAGTGACGAGTGAAATCACAACAAGGTTGAAAAAGGCAATCTTGTCCGTTGATGGAGATACGACTCCAAAACGAATCAATGAATTCGTGGATTACGAACTACTTTCAAGAGACTCATTGGCATTAAGAGAATATCTAAGGAAGATAACACCTGATATAGATTTGACTTTTACATTTATAAGTGAATCTACTGGTGATACCACCGATATGGACATTCCATTAAATGTCGAGTTTTTTTGGCCTGCGGGCAGAGGATAAGCCCGCGATACACGACCAAATCTTCTCCCTTTGCTTTCACGGAAAGGGTGGTTTTCATTTTACAGAAGTGTACAACATGCCAACCTATCTGCGCCGTTTTTACATTAAAAAGGCCCAGCATTTCTATGATAGTGAAAAGAAGGAATACGATAAGGCAAACAAGAAATCATCACCTGGTATTTCTCGACCAGGTATCACAAGAGGCCGTTAATTTTTCAGTTATCTGATATTTATTATTGAGTTATAATATCCAATATAAACTGATTTAAATCAACCAGAAACAACAAGGAGATGACAATGGCCTCATCTAAATCAAAACTAACAGAAGAGCAACTAATCGAGGGTATCATCGATAAAATAATGGGTGCTATGATGCAAGGAAGACTTGACAAAGTAGAACCAATTTTAAAAGTTGGTTCTCCAAGATTAAAAAAACTTGCAAAAAAAGCTGACGATTCTCGACAGGCATTCAAAAAAGAATTACAGAAAAACTTGAAAAATTTAAATAAAAAGAATCCAGATTATGCAAAGGGTGCTCGCGTTCGTTCATACTAAATGGTTAAATCTAACAAAATAGTAAAGTGGGGTGGTAATGATACCACCATTATACCAAAGATGGTAGACGACATCAAAGGTCAGAATAGTGCTCTGTCGGATCAAGAAAAAATACAAAGTAGGTTATTATCAATAGAAGAAGATATCTCAAGGGCCAAAAAAGCAGCGAAAGCTGGTGATGAGGCAGCAGTTAAGCTTTATCAACAGTTAATATCTGAAAGAAAAAAACTCCTACAACTATTAAAAATTGAAGAACAAAGTCAATCTTCTTTATATACTCTCACATCTTTAACAGATAAGATGCAAAAAAGTATTAAAACTACGATTACGGATATAAAAAATGAAGAAGATAAAACCGTTTCAATTGTCAAGTCCAAAACAATGGCTTACTATAAGACTAATCAAGCTACTCATGGATTTATGGAGAATATTCTTGGTATTGAAGACCTTCAAAGCAGTATCAACCAAAATATATCTAATGCAACACCACTTTTGGAATCTAATAGTGAAGCTATAAAAAATCAAGGTATGGATTATGCTAGATTAATCCAAGGTTCTGAAGAAAATTTAGACTTG